AAAATCGTAACCAGATGTGGCCGTCGTGTTCGAATAGGCTTCTTTGACTTAAAGGACGAAGAACACCCTATTGTGGGCGCGGTGGAAACTGATGGGGGCGAAGTCGTATGTTCTTTTACAAAAGATGGAAGACGCGCAGTAGAAGACGAAGAGTCCAGAAATGATGCGTTCAAAAATGTTTTTGACCTTTTCATTGAAGAGGAGGTTGATGAAGAACCTAATAATTTTGAAATAATGCCAGACGAATGGTATCTCTGTACGAGAGAAGCTTGCTTGTGGTTAGAAGATGGGATAAATTATACTTCGTTTATGGAAGGCGTTCCTTATTCAGGATCTGATATTCTTAAATGTAATTTAAGTTTTGAACCGAAGTACTATCAAAAGTATTTCAAACCTTGGAATATTTGCTATGCGAAACCTGGTGATATTCTTGCTTCAAAGAATAGGACAACCATTCTTATTTTTAAGCAAATAGATACAGCCACAAGTTTTTCGTCCTATTATAACATGCAGCATAGAAGAGACGATTGTTGGGCTAATAACTATTTCATACCTGCAACAAAAGAACAATGTTCTCAAATCTTTAAAAAGATGAAAGAAGAAGGCTATGAGTGGGATTCTGAAAGAAACGAGTTAAAAGAGATTGCCACTGATAAGGCTGAAGAAGAGGGCAAAACTCGGCTTATGACCCGCCAAGAACTCGCCGATTGGTTGCGTGACGCTCCAGAAGAGCATCGGGAGTTTAGATATGTATGCAGTGAAAGCGTTTATAGCAATTACGATTATCCAGAAGATGAGGCAGATACTCCAGAAGGAAAAGTATTCATTCGTCGGAATCATGGTGAGTGGGAGAAACCACTTGTAGAAATCTAATTTAATCTTGCCAAATAAGCAGTGTCAAAAGTCTTATTTGGCAAGTGTTTAATAACTAATTGAAATACGATGAAAACATTTGGAGAACTTGAAGTTGGTGACTTTGTTTATTTTATGCAAAATAGTCTTGATTATTTTGACATGTACAAGATTGTAGGTATAACTAATCAAGAACAAGGAACCATTCTAATAAGTGTTGATTATGAATATGGGTTTACATGTCATAAAAATGAGTCTATATCTACGGCGATTGATGGTGCATATTTCTCCTGTGAGGAAGTCATAGAGAAATGGTTATCACAAAAACTAATAGAAGAAGATTATAGACACTCATGTCGTATAAAACTAATTCAAGAAATTAGAGAAAAATATAAAACAGTAAAGAATTTATAGAAACAGCCCAATGTAACAAAATAACAGCTTCTGAAAAACAATTATATAGTCAAGCACAGCTATTAGCAGAAAAGGCAAATGACTTATTTGACAAAGAAGACAATGGGCATTACATTTTTGTAGGCAAGTATGAATATATTGATAACTAAATAAAAAGGAGGTAAATGATGATTATTCACATGTTAGCTTGGCTCTCAATCTGTATTATTTTTGCTTTTCTAATCTTTCAACTATTTGTTGATCAAAGTTGGAGAAAACTTATTTGGAATAATAAAAGTCAAACTTTTCGTATAGTAAAACAAGATAAGAAATATTATCCTGAAAAAAGATTTCTTTGGATCTTCTTTGTAAGAATACAAGATTCTTATGGTGATTATAAAAGATTTTGGAGTGAAGAAGAAGCTATGGATTATATTCAAAAGTTTCTACAAGATCTCAAAGAAGAAAAGCTTACAAAGAGAAAACTTATTAACTTTTCAAATTTTAAAGCAAAAAAGGAGGAAGAGATATGAAAACAAAGTTAATACCTTTCGATGCAGAGAAGGCGAAGAACGGAGCAAAGGTAGTCACAAGATATGGCTATCCTGTGAGAATTTTATGTTATGATTTAGAGGATAGCAGGCTTCCTATCATTGCTGCTGTAAAAAAAGATGGAAAGGAAATTCCTGGTCAATTTACAATAGAGGGAAACTTTTATCCTAACAAAGAAGAGGATGGATTTGACCTCTTCATTGAGGAGGAAGTCAAAGAAAGATTGATGACCTATGAAGAGGTTGCTTTGTGGTTGACTGAAATGCCTCATAGACAATATAAGATGTTTAGAGGTTCATGTATTAGTACAAACTTTAGTTATAATGAGGAATCTAAAGACGAGGAAGCTACTGACATTCTAATTCGTGAAGACAAAGGAGAATGGCATAGACCAACAATAACAGAATAATAAAGAAAGGAGAATAAATGAGTAAAATAAAACGTATTCCTTTTGATGCTGAAAAAGCTAAGAAAGGAGCCAAAATTGTAACACGATGTGGTTATCCTGTAAGGATAGGTTTTTATGACATAAAAGGCAGATTATTTACAATTGCAGGTGCCGTGACAGAAGAAGACAATACAGAAGTTATCCGTTCTTTTACAAAAGAAGGAAGACATTATGCACTCGATGTAGACAGCGATTATGATCTCTTTATTGAAGAAGAAGAACAAGAAAAAACAAGAAGAGAATATAGTGGAACAGATAGTATTTTTGTGCCAAAAGACGATAAAGGCATAATTGAAGAACTCATAGATGCAATAAATGGTCTATGGAATAATGATGCTCTCCCTATGCCACTTTTTCTGAAAAGGAAAGATGCTTGGATTACTTGGCTTCAAAAACAAGGTCAGAAGAATACTGCTGATGAAGTTGAAAAAGAGATCAAAACTCGCAGAATGACTCAGCAAGAGTTTTCCTGGTGGTTGAGAGACTGCCCAGGAGAGCATAGGGAATACATGGTTAAAGGTGGGCATACAGCTTATACTGCTGATTATAATTATCCAATTGATGAAGCTGATGAAGAAATTGGTGAGGTTTACATTCGCAGAAATGGAGGCGAGTGGGAAGAGCCTTTAATTAATATAAAGTAATATGGCACAAGCATTATTTTTGATAGGAATTGCACTTCTTGTGACATCCGTATATATGATGTTAGGCTGTATATTAGCCTTATTATTTCTAGATGACGAGGACGAAAGTTTTAAAAGAAAGCTGCCGAAATTTATTGTATTCTGGCCAATTCTCGTTGTCGTTTATTCTGTCAAATCACTATTTAATAAAAACAATTAAAAACAAAAGACTTATGAAAGCACAAGAATTCATTAAACTTGTAAACAATTACGAAAACCCATTCATTGCATTATATGATGTAGAAGATGCAGTAGACGAAAAGACAAAGAAAGTCGCGACTATTGACATTGAGGTAGATAAGGATGCTGTTTATGCGACTGACATTTATCGGTGTGAAGATGGATTTGTGGGAGTGTCAGGTTTACATGAAATATTAGACGAGTGTTTAATTCCTTCTGACCTTGATGTTAATTGTGAAGCTTCTGAATATGAAGAAGTACAAGTAATATCTTATAAACCAAAGAAATGCCACTCATAATAGTCTTCTTTATCATAATATGTATGTGCTATATTGGAATTTAATCAAGCTTACCAAATAAGACGAAAAAAAACATGCTTATTTGGCAAGTATTTAATAACTAATTGAAATACAATGAAAAAGTACAGAATTATAAAATTTGATTACGATGAGTGCTCAACTTATCACATACAGAAGAGGTTTTTGTTCTTTTGGTGGATTAGTCTCAATTCCACAGGTGGATATGCTCATGATTTCCCGTATACTTATTCAAATCTTGAAGAAGCAAGGACTGCAATTAGAAGATTTAACCCAAAGAAAACAATAATTGAAGAGGTATGAAAACATTTAAAGACTTAAACGCCGGCGATACCATATATGTCGACGCAGAAAAGAAATGTATCGTTGATATTAAACCAGACCCTTTGTTCGAAGATTATGATTATATCAAGATATATACAAGCGATGGAGGAGTATATGTTGTTCCGAGCGATGAATCTTCTCTTCATGATTGTGGCGAAGATCTGTTAGTCTCTGTTGATAAAGAAGCTGCAATAAAACATTGTACAGACGCATTAAGGGATCTGCAAATTGATTATGAAGATAACAAAGCGTATTTTGAAAAGATGCTAGAAAAAGCAAAAGCACTCAAATAAAAAATATAGATTTGTACAATCATACATCCATTATACTGAAACTTTTTACAGAAAATGTGTGGCATATTGGTAAAAATATATTATCTTTATGTCATGAAAGAAAAGAACATAAAAATATCAATGTTATGAAAGCTGGAGATTTAAATATCGGCGATGTGATAAAAATTGCATGGTCGGATAAACATCCTACAATTGAAAAGGTATATGCTCCTGAATCAGTAGGCGTATTTATTAAAGTTCATAATGAACCCGATGTGGTTGATTGAAAGCAAAACGTTAGAAACTAAAAGAATTGATTATGACAGTAATTAAAGTTTATCTTATTGGATGTGCCTTTTCTTTAATATTTAGTGTTATAATCTTTATTTTGGGTTTAAGACTAAAAATCCGAGAAGAGGGCTCTGTTAAAGTCTCAGTAAGAGACATGATTCGCGTGATACTTGCAGTGATGGGTACGACAGCGATATCATGGGGTGTAATTATACTGTTCTTATATCTAATCAAAGACGAAACATTATTTACTTTAAAAGATAAAAATTATGATTAAAATTGAGATTAATTTGGGTAAGGAGAATCTTGCAGACTGTACTTTTAAGAAAGCAGGAAAACCAGTCAAGAATCCAGAAGAAGAGCTCTCTGCAAAAGAGAAGAATAATATTGCAGGTGCTTTGATAAAATTCGCCCTCATGTTTGGACAAAGTTGGGGTAATAATTTAAAAGATTGAGCATTATGAACGGACCTGTATATTTCACATTGGGAATGATTGTTGGGCTTTTGTCTGTATTGCTTGTCGATGTTACATCAAACTGGAGGCACTTTATCTGGTGGCTTGATTGACACGCCGTTGGTACCGAACGATAATAAAATAAAACAATAATAACATGGCTGAAACAACTTACACATTACAAGCAGCATCGGATGATTTTTCTCTTGATGTTTCGTACTATGTTTATCTGAGAATGCGCAGATATTTAGATGAACATGAATGTAGATATAAAATCATATCAGCAGATGAGTACATCGGAAAAGATAAGGGAGACTCCGAACTTATAGTTCGTAGTTGTCTTTTACAATTTGAAACTGGTAATCTTTACCATGAAATGGTAAAGGAATTGGTTTCTTTTGAAACGAACGTACTCAACAATAAATAAAAATATGATGCATAAAGCAGAATTCATTGAAAAATACGAGTTCAGGATTAGATTCAATGACGAGAAAATTGAATACTTGAATTATGTATTAGAAGCGTTAAAACCGTTCGATAACAAGGCCGTAAGCAAAAAAATAATAAACGCTACAACTAAAAAAGATCCAGCAACGCAAAAAACAACGCATTGGCTAATTACTGATTCTGATTATTGGTATTTTCGCTCAAACAAGAACACATCCAGAATGCGCATCATTACATGCGACCCCGTATGGGTTTATGCGGACTATCATATCACAATGATACCAACCCGCGACATTGTCGAAAATAACAGACTTAAATACGACAAATTAAAAGAGGCGTTGACCTGGAAAATCAACTATTTGGAGGAAGAAAACTCCAAATATACGTCGATGCTTGAAAACTTAGACGTTATTCTAGGTAAACTAGCTGAATTGAATAACATAGCAACGTCCATGTTATCATCGATTCCTCGTGAATTTCTTGGTGAATTTGTTGATTTACAGAATTTAGGCAAAGAGCCTTTCATAAGAATAACAGAATAAAAATGCAGGTAATTAAAAGAATCGATTCAACATGATAATGAAAATTTATTTTATAGGATGCATTTTTTCTTTAGTGCTTTGTATCATAGGAGGTATTTTCTTCTTGAGACAAAGAATTAAAGAAGAATGCTCTATTAAAGCCTCAATATTAGACTTGTATTTTATAATACAGGCTCTTATAATGCTTACAGCAACCTCGTGGGGTATAATATTGATTGTATACATACACCGGCAATATCTCTGTTCCAAAAAGCTAACAGAGTCTAAAATGTCAAACATTAAAAACTAATTAAACATGGCAAAGGAAATATTATACGTAAATTTCGAACTTAAAAGCGCACAGGATGGCGCTAAAGTGTTCACTAAAGCAGGACAACCTGTAAAGATATTCTATAACAAGGAGCGAGAGAAGTATCCTATCCTCGGTATTCTCTTTAATAGAGGATGCGAAGATTCTTCTGGTTTTGACAAACCTGTGTACTATGATATTAATGGACGGTGTTTCAATAGTGATGGCTTTAATAATAACGACCTTGTTATCGGGGTGGAAGTTGAAGACAACGACGAAAATAAGAAGGCCGCTATCCAGGAAGGAAATATGGACGAAATGAAATTAATCCCCTTTGACGCGGAGAAAGCAAAGGCTGGTGCACAAGTAATCACACGAAATGGTCGTCCCGTAACGATATGTCGTTATGATGTGAAAAATAAAGATTATCCAATTCTAGGTCTTGTAGAACTAGTGGACGGCAAAGAAGTTCCTCAGGCCTTTACAGAAAGTGGGAAATTATATAATGGCGACTACCAAGAACGTCCATTTGACCTCTTTATCAAGGTTGAAACAAAACGCCATAGGATGACATACCAAGAGTTTACTTGGTGGCTTAGAGAATGCCCAGAGGAACATCGAGAGTATTGCCATAAAGAAGGAACTACTGCGCATTTCGACTTTTATTATTCATTTGATGAAGCTAATGAAGAAGTTGCAAAAGGTATTCTAATCCGCAAAAATGGAGGCGAGTGGATGGAGCCTGTAATTGAGGAGTAACTAATTGCCAAATAATCATCGATGGACTCTGATTCTACCCGAGTTGTTAGGGGTATCTAATTGATACCCCTTTATATTTTCTGCATGTACATTAAAATATTCGTTGCATATATGTGGATATATGGAAAAATTAGTGTATTTTTATGTCATAATAATAAACAAAAATAAGGATAGATATGATATACAAGAACAAAAACGGAGAAGTTCTCCACGTCAAATTCTCATCACGAAAAGGAAAATTCATCATTCCTTCTAAAATTGAGGATTATGAATGCTGTGGTATGGACTTAGAAGATTTCTATTCATGGGGTGAACTCACAGATGTAATAATTCCTAAGGGTGCTACTCTTATTGAAGATTCTGCATTTGATAAATGTTTTAATTTAACTAATATTGACATTCCTAATGGTGTGGTTTGCATTGGAGATTCTGCATTTTCTGAATGTCATAGTTTAACCAGTATTAACATTCCTGAAGGTGTAACACAAATTGGAGATTCTGCATTTTTCGGATGTTATCATTTAAATGATATCAATCTTCCTGAAGGAGTAACAATTATCGGAAATGATGCATTTTCAGAATGTAGTAGTCTTACTAACATAATTATTCCAGATAGTGTAACGAGAATTGGTCATTGCGCCTTTTATGAATGTACTAACCTTACTAGTATTAATATTCCTGAAGGTGTACAATACATAGGCACGCGAATCTTTGGAGGATGTAATCGTCTTGAAAGTGTAAAGATTTCTGATGGAGTGACTACCATTGAAGATTATTCCTTCGTTAACTGTTCTTCTCTGAAGAACATAAATATCCCTGAAAGTGTTACAAACATCATGTCATCAGCATTTCATAATTGCCGTAGTTTGACAAACATAACTATTCCTGAGAGTGTTACCTATATTGAACATGACGCTTTTAAAGGTTGCATAAATCTGGATATTGTGATTAACAATTCGGAAAGTAATGTTGAACTTGGGGTTAATCCTTTCAAAGGTTGCAAATCAGTAACATGGCTAAAATAAACAAGAGATAAAATGAAAAGTTTTAGAATAGTAAAAGAAGACGCTAGTGATCAGAGCTTCATCGTCCAAAAGAGGATGCTCGGTTTTTTGTGGTGGCACGATATCGCAAGATTCTACACCCTTGATGGTGCAAGAGAATTACTGCGTGTTGTTTATAACAAAACAAAAAGAATAATAATTGAAGAGTTATGAAAAAATTCGGAGATCTTAAATTTGGTGATGTTTTATATGTCGGATTTAGCAAGAAAAACATTCTTACTGTTGAGCCCGACCCGTATTCAAAAGACACTATCATAATATTCACAAGTGACTGCGAACCATATAAGGTTAGCCCAAATGTATCTTTTTTTTACTTTAATATAGACTCATTCATCGCATCTGATAAAGAAGCCATAGTAAATCATTTTGTAGAAAAGTTACACGAACTTCTAATTGGATACGACAGTACTAGGATGTATTATGAATATTTGCTCAAACTAGCAAAAGAATTATAATAAAATATCAAAAATACAATTATGAAAATGTTTAAAAGGATTATAATTTATTTGGTAGCAATTTTATGTTTTAATTGCTGCAATGATGCAAATAAGGGCACTACTTCGGTCAAAAGCATTCCATATTTGAGGGAATGCGAAGTAATAACAGTGTACTGCGAAAGAACAAGGCAAGTGCTATTCACTGATACATTGACAAATAATCGTATAATGTATTCAGAAAAAAGTGCCAATGGATACGCGTTTAAAAACATTCCAAGTGATTCGTTGGACATCTCTGAAAAGTATATAATACATAATGAATACTTCAATAAGGGTGAAAAAACTTATGAAGATTGGCATATGATGTATTTTTACAGTTTTGCAGGAGATTCAACTGCTCATTTTTTCAGAATAGAAATATAAAGCTAAACGAACTAATACGTAAAATGGAAATGAAATACGAAACTATAAAAGAGGGTGATATGCTAAGAATCATCGCCCTTAAAGATTTCTCTGATGTCAAGAAAGGAGACAGAGGAGGATTAATTGCGTCTGAAGACAATCTCTCTCAGGAGGGAAATTGTTGGGTGTATCATGATGCCCGTGTTTACGGTAATGCTGAAGTACGGCATAATGCTATTGTTAGCGGAAAAGCCAAAGTCTTTGGAGATGCAAAAATTTATGACAATGCTCGAGTTTGTGATTATGCAAAAGTCTATGGACGTGCAGGAATTTATGATTATGCCAAAGTCCACGGATGTGCTGAAGTCTATGACCACGCTCGAGTTTATGAGCATGCCGATGTTGGCGGAGATGCTGCTGCTTATGAGTATGCTAATATCCATGACAATGCAGAGGTCCGTGGTCATGCCCGAGTTTATGGACATGCATGGGTGTATGGCGACGCATGGGTGTATGGATACGCTAGTGTCTATGAACGTGCTGTTGCATGTAAAGATGCAAGAGTTCACGGGAGCACAGAGGTGTGCGGAAATGAGAATATTTATGAAGATATTGTAACAATACGGACGAGACATGCTGAAAAGGTATCTGCTGCGTTTAGAGGATTGTTAAGTGACATGAACTTCAAGCTAATTAACGATGATAAAAATCTTTAGTTCGTAAGCAGTTCATTTTACTCATCCATCGTCATGCATATACATTTTTCAGTCATATTGTTATATCCACAAATAAAACCCTTATTATTGGCATAAATAGAATCACTTATTATATTGCCTCTGTCTTTTTTGATGGTCTTCAAACGAACATCAACTAAACATATAGATGTACTGTCATGCTTATCTGCCAATTCTTTGAGAGGTCTGGTTGCATCGTCACTCTCTGCGTCATTAGAGATATGTATATCACTATTATATATGAGTATGCTCTTAGATGGCATATTCATATTACTAATGTTGACCTGTCTATATCCCGTAGACAGGCCCATGATAGTATTTATATTGTTATTGTTAAAGTTTATACGGCCATAAACAGAATTGATACTAGCTAACTCATTGATTCTCAAGTGTCCTATTCCACATGTTGTAAAATATAATGGAATAGAAGAACCTGTCGGAATAGCATTGTTTAACTCAATATGCAAACCGTTCAAGATATATTCCCTGAATGAAGAAGGGAAGTCTATATCATTTATAGTAACTCTACCCGCAGAGCCTAATGCTATACCATAATGGATTCCTTTCTGTTTTGCCTGGAAGACTCCAAATGAATTAGCGTATCTCTGTACATTATCTCCTACAGTCCCTTCTATGCCCAGACCTTCATAACGGCTGAACACACTAAAGCTGTTAGCATTGTCTATATAGACGTCATGAATGCTGCTGAGATAGTCCCTCCAATTTACACAATCTATATAATCATTACTAGCTGGCACATTTTTGCTGAAGTAATTGCCATATAGAAATTGACTGCCTATAGACGTATACGAAAACCCTATAGCATTGCGATAATAATATATCGTTTTGTTGTCTGGAGTATTATTAGATGTGAGCTGAGGAATTTCTTCTATACCACTGAAATCTCCTGCATTCATCAGCCTCAGAGAATTAGAAGCATTATCTGCTACGATAAGAAAAGTTCCTACGCCTGGAGATGACAAATGCGCATCATTTTTGAAGTCACTATATATAAATGATGGAATAGAGGATGTACTGTCTCCCATTTTGAAAGACATTCCTTTACGAGTATCTAATGATACATTAATAGCATCGCCTCCATCTGGCTCATTTTTTAGCAAGTTCCATGGATCTGCTTTATATGTAAACCTAAAATGCAAATCATTTACCATAACTTCACTGCGCGTTCTTTTGTATATATAGCTAATCTATTTACGAAATATCTACAGAAACCCACATCCCATCAATAAGTTCTATATGGCCATCATCTATTCTGTCCACCTCTTCAGGAGCAGCTACATCAAGGGCATTAGATTTCCATAGTTTTTCATTTGTACTTAATGGCGTTATAATATATGGTCTCATCACTCTGATAGATAAGAACTCTCTACGCATGCTAGACATGTATGCAGATACTGGCTTACTGATATGCTTACATAGATCATCTTTGTCGTCTAAATACCCTAATAGTATAGTTTTTGCTGTTGTAAATGTATCATTATCAATGAGTTTGCTTGCATCATGATTATTAATCATGGCACATGAGGTAGGATAATCATAAGTCGTATCACCATCCTTCTCATACATAGACCTATTATCTGCTATCAATGAAACATTATTAACTCCTCTAGTTTCCAGATGGCTTGCTATATCACTGATCCATATTCTAGTATTATTCGCATGAAGGACTGGTACATCATGAATATAACTCATAGATGCACCAGGATATATAGTAGTAGATGTGCTCTGTATAAGATCAGTATCAACATCTTTACCGAGCATGCCATTTATGTAATAATCAAACGGATATTCAGTAACATTATACAGTCTAGCATGAATATGCCTATATGTATTATCATTAGAAGGATACCATGACGTATTCTTCGTGGAGCCTTCTATAAAAGTGAACTCTAAGGCGTCCCCAAAACTAGACGTGTTGAACTCCTCCCACGCAAAACCTCCCATAGACATAGAGGAATGAGGCATAATAGCTATTGCATGAGTTCCTGGTGACTCTGGGTAACCTATATGAGGGAACAGTATGCGTCGTTTATCAGGTTGCACAGATACGGCACCTGAACCTATTTTTACAAAAGCCCCAGAATATTTGCTATCTCTAGCAGAGGAGAATGCGAATGATAGATCGTCCTCTCTTATATTTCTAAATGATACTAATTCACCCATATTACGAAATGTCTATAGTTATATCACCTTGAGGCGTTGATATTGTGGTGTCTTGTTGGTTGCTCAATCTTATGTATTTACGGATTGTTGCAGTGTTGGACTGTGATCTCCCAGATAAATCCAATGACATCTTCTGATAATCTATTATCAGGAACACAGGTTCTGCTGCACGAGCATTACTATTAGGGGTCCATGTATTATCTCCTCCTAGTAGAGTTTCTCTGTGCGTTGCATACATAGACGATATATGGACGAACTCTGTAGATCCTGATAATTCATCTAACATATTGTTATTCAATGAGATATTCCAGTCATTATTAAGATTGTAAGCGCTCAATGCATCCGATGTCATCTCGTCTCCAAATATAGTTCCATGTATGAAGCTGACAGGAACGTTCTCATAATCATCCGTATCTATCACCCAAACAGGTATACTACATTTATGAGGTTGTACTTTTAATTCTAGACCTCCTAGAACTGGTACAGATTCCTTTAAAAATGTATTATTGCTCTTGATAACTTTAAGAGTAACGAAGCTATCTGTACGTGAAGGTGTTTTGATATTGTGTATACCTGCGTGCATTAGGCTGTTGACAATGCCGTTAGATAGATTTGCTTTGTCTATAGATATTGCTATAGTAGCATCTGATGCTATAGCAGGGAATACTTTTTTGCCACTTCTATATGTTGCTACTTTCCCGTATACCATCGGAAGATATGACAATGCAAATGTAAGGGCTTCCTTAACAGATAGTTGTGTTGTAGTGGATATGAAACATCCGACAGACCGATCTGTAGAATCATTCTCTATAGATATTCTGAATCCGTTTTGGACATTTTCATATACAGTAACGCATGATCGGTTGCATACAGATGCGTATGGTGTATATATGTCTAGAGCGTATTCATTTGATCGGCGTATCAAACGAACAGTTCCATACATATGTGTGCCATCCTCTAGAGTGATATCTTCGTCATATATATGCCAGGACATACCAGTAACTCCTAGATTGATAATATTATCCGATGTTGGCGGATTTTTCATTAAGAGATACCCACTCACTACATAATCGACAGTAGCGTATCCATTAGAATCTATATCTCGTAATTTCACCATAGAGGATGACCCGAATTGATTCTTCAGCTTATAACTATCATCTGTATATCCTATAACAGCAAAGACTGGAGCACCTTTAGCGAGTTCACTAGTCACACGGGTAATATAAGAAGAATCTACCTTGACCTTAATAGCATTATTTATAATCTCTGCTAAATCAGCATGGACTATACATATAGATGAAATAGTTCCTGGTACGAATCTTCCAGAATTAACTCCATATTTCTCAAACAACAGATAATGCTTGCCAGTAGCATTAATATATGTATCATTAGGCTGAAGATCATCATCTGCTGCTCCGTCGTCTACTGTTGAAAAAATGATACCAGGAAACAACAAGCTGTTGTCTGTGGTATTGTTACTCTTCAGATACATGAAGCCCGAACTGGTATTGACATAATATTCTCCAAGTCCTATGCTTGATGGTATAGTTACAACAGTGGACCCTGATCTATATTTGAACTTTATTTCTGACTTGTCCATATATCGTTACGAGTAGTATCTGCATGATTTTCAATATTTTCGAGTGCAGCAACACCTACAGTACATATCACATCATGATAAGGCACTATAATAGATGTCGGAGTAGATATAGCTTGTTCTTTATCGACGTTCACTTTGAACAATGTATATCCATTAGTTTTTGACGCATTTTCATTAGGGGATGATACTTTGATACAATTGTACACGTTCAAGGAACTTGGCCCGGGTACGTGGTCATATCTATGGCTCTCTACAAAATTAGCAGCAGAACCTGCGTACACTACTAATGCATCGTCCCATGTTACATCGTAAAAACCATTTGACAATGGTATTTTATCTGCTAGAGAAACAGGGTCTCTTGTTATGTATACTGCATTAGTGTCTAAGATACCAGTATGCTTATCAGCCAGCGACGTATTGTCATCATACCAAAATGTTGCGCTTGCTTCAATAACAACCTCACTCACAGAGATGTCTAGGACAGACGGTGTGATTGCGAATGCTAGTGAGCCGTCAGCAAGAGCGCTATCTAGACTGATAAGATATTTATCAGACCTCACTTTACGGCGTTCAGCTACTCCAGTTATAGTATCTGATGTGTCCACCATGCCATCGTGTGTATATTGGGTGATGGTGTAACATGCATATCCTTTATTGTGCTTCTTCGCGAATGCTGTGGCATTTGACGTGGTTATAGTAACATCTATATGATTACCATTAGGTACGGCTTCTATACCTACTATATCTTTATTTGGGTCGTTTATACTAAAAGTAAAGAATGGCTCTTCAACCTGCTCCTCTAGCGTAGCTGCTTCTGTGTTATTATCATTTTTGTTAACGATATACAGCTTCGCACTTATAGATGCACGTTCTCCGTCATTCCATTGATCAGGAAATAGAGATCTCAATGAAGCAGTATCAGGTAAGAACACATCTATATATCTGTCAAATTCGATATTAGATATCCTTTCTTTATATGAGGCATAATGTACTTCGTCATCACTCCATATGTCTACACTAGAATTATTATATGTTGCAATAAATTTAATAACAGCCTCTTTGACGGTTGATATGTTATTGAACCATATAGTCATATGAGTTGTGCTAAGGGTCTGCAATGTACCATAAGATTCGAACCCTCCAGGAATATTTCTACCCTGAGGAATCCACATATATTTATCATTGTTGACATAAGACACATGCTTATATAATGATCCCGCTATCTTGGCTGATTCAACTTGAACAGCTATATTTTCATTTATATAAATAGTATGCATATAGTATTACTAGTTTCTACGTATAGTACATTGTTCTTTGAATAATTCTAAAGTTGCACTGCCTTCTGGAAGAATATCTATATTTGGCTTATAGCACAGTAATGGATAAGGGTTTGGACTGCCCATGTTCTTTATGACCGTGCCATATTTTGCCAGCAGCGTATCTCTTATGACGGCTCTTTCCTCATCGTTTTCACAGCTATCGAATAAGAATAGTGTAACATCATCCATTCTTATCTGGTCACCTAATTTCAATCTCAGCTCGTCCCCTATTTTATGGCATGAATATAGATTTCTACCATCTATAGTTTCTAGGGCAGTATCTATTGTTTCGGCGGCTCCTGCTGAAGGTATATCTTGGTGATTTAGAATCCATATGAGTCTCTTGTACGACGATTCATTATTGAATATACTATAGACTGCTAGGTGACTGTCTGTCTTAGTGAACATCATGCCATTATTGTTATTCTCTAGCACATCGATTTCAAAATATCGATATTTTCTCCGGTCATCATTATTAGTTCGGACACCCATCCATTCTCCCCACGAAACATGTATATTATTAGGAGTATCATAACTACCTGAACTAGAGAATGGCCCGGTAATAGTCCTAGATGCTTGCTCTACACTATAATAATCCTTTCCTATCCCGGCAGGTGTGTCTTTTGATATAGCCTTTATTTCCCGATTGTCATTGCTTGTAAGCACGTATCTAGGAGCCAGATGAAGAGTATATGTCCACTCATTAGGTACATTGCAATCCGACGAAGAACATATTATATATTTCCTTACGTCATCCTCTACAGTAGACCCATTATAGTTATAATATGCGTTTAGAAAAGGTAACACATTGAATGTCAAGAATCTCCATTCTGGGTCATTGTTCCCTCTAGGCATTTCTCTCATGAATATGTTTCCGCATGGAGTATTTGGGTTCAAATGATAGGCTATACGTGACGTGCGGTATAATTTTCCTGTTGCATCACCAGGCACGCCTTCTCTGCCCATCTTCCACATCTTGAAGATATTACCTTCTTTTCTATCTGTCTGACAGAATTGCCAACCTCCTAACGTATAAATAGCAAAAACGTCATCTATATTATCATCGTCCCATATAGAAGTTCCGTCCGTTTCACTTTTGTAAGGGTATGCAAAAGACCCTATCGGCATATTATCATGCCATAGCATTCTTATGGGAGTACTAAAAGAATCAACTGAACCTCCTGAACGATATGTATATTGTTTCCTAGGGAACATTTGCGATGTAAATACAATATATGGTATTTACATGTATGGCTTTCGATATATTTGCTTTTCCTGATACCCATCGCAGGTACAGATATAATCTCACTGAATTGAGCAACGAGTGGGATATTATGGTCCAGCAGATAGAAATGCTGTTGTTCACAAAGCCTGGAGAATTTATAGAGAAGCCTACATTCGGTATAGATCTGGAACATTATATATTTGAAACCACAGTGCAGTGTGGTGAGATAGAAAGGATAGTACAGGGAGCTATTAATGAATGGATTGTTAAGCCTGATGGTGTCGATATCAGAGTACAATGCAAGGCTTATAACGTCAATGATGAGCCTATATGTGTTATCGATATCATAGTACAAAATACTGTATTGACGAGATATTTCTTCAAGTAAAGCAGAAATATAAGTATTTTTAGATGATTATATAAATGTAAGAGCAATGTATCTTATTAAACAATAGTATTTTATTTATTTTATTTTTACGTATGTCAGCAGAAGTAAAAGAAACGCAGTATCAACGCAAGAAGCGTTTGGCTGCAGAAAAGGCCGCTCGTGAAGCTGCAAGTTACAACCCATTTGTAGCAGGCACTAGCACGATTCCAAGTGATCCTGTAGAAGAGCCTATCAATGAATCGTTAGTGGCCAACGAAGCCGAACCAGGACTTCAGTCTAATGAGTCTAAAGGTATTATGCAATTTGCAATGCCTGAATCAGAGTTTGACGGAGATGACTGGTTGGATAATGTTGAAAGCTCGCAAGTTACTGCGCAAGTTGGTGATCTCGGTTATGTTCCAATTTCCGAAGAAGGAGTCTTCTCTCTAAATTACAAAGAGAGCAACATTGTTACTGTCCGTCCATACCCTATTATGAAGGACCCACACACATCTATTTCGGTGTTCAATTCAATCTCTACATTGATCAATGATCCTTCAGGTGAGGGTGATCCTATCTTTAATGAGATCTCTCCTCGTGTAGCAGGAGGCCGAGACGAAGTATTGCAGAAAATGTTAACTGCACTTAAAGACAATAATACTTTGCGAAAGGCTACAGTCCGCACAATCGACAACAAGTTCTTATTGTGTCAGATAATCAGCAACAAGAACAATCCTGAAACCGTCGGCAAGTTCGTGTTGTTCAGAATTTCATACTCAATGGGCAAGGCATTTGAAGAGCAGGGTCTGTATGACCAGTTATCAGAACTCGTCGTACCTTCGAGCTCAAGGGCTATCGTTATTAATCTGACATATGATGAAAGCCGCGACAGACGACTTGAATATAACGTAAGTTTGCAAACTTACGCGCAAGGCATGGACAAGCTAGTCCAGACTGCATCAAATGCATATGTCACTGTCGGAACCGATATGAACGCATTCAAGGCATGGAAAGCTCAGTTCTATGCAGCATTCAAGAACTTGAAAGTAACTGCAGATAACTTGGTCAAATATGATTTGAGCAAATTTACTGCTGCTGCTGCTGAAGAAGTATGGGCTAAATTTGAACAACGTTACAATGAGATCAATACTACTATGGCAACGTCTGCAGGAACAGCAGCTGCTGCGATCTCACAAGGTCATATGCCACAAATGAGTACAGCTAATCCTTTCGGAGGAGCAACTACTCCGCAATCGAATCCATTTGGTGCTAAAGAGCCAGCTAATCCATTTGTTGGAAACATGGAGGGGAAAGCATCTAATCCATTCAACACTGGTGGATTTTCCGATATGTAATCGCGGTTCGATAATATATTCAAACAGGAGAGGAACTGAACACCCTCTCCTGTTATTTTTTAAGGACACGAATTCACGTAAATATATCACTATACTGAATTAAAAATACAATAACATGAGAATTATACATGTATATCCCGCAGACGATGTAAACGGCGAAGGTTTACGCGTGGTTGCCTTTTTTGCAGGCTGTAAATGGAATTGTCCTGGTTGCTTCAATCCACAGACACATTCATTTGATGCTGGAGAGCTATTTACAGAAGAAAAAGAAAATGAACTTTTCGACATGGTAGACCATCCATATATAGATGGCATCACCTTTACAGGAGGAGACCCCTTATTTGGAGGAGAAGAATTCCTAGGAATCCTTCGTAGATTCAGAGAAAGATTTGGGCAAACAAAGACGATATGGGTATATACTGGGTTCGAAACACAGGCGATAATAGACGACAGTACATTGAGCGAAGTATTTAAGCTTGCAGATGTGTTGTGTACAGGTAAATTCATTAAATCAAGGACTAGCCCTAAGAAGAAATGGGTAGGTAGTAATAATCAAGAAGTTATACATACTAAGGATTATGATATTCACAGGGATAGTTGAAGATAATACCGACCCTAGACATTTTAATAGAGTCAAGGTAAGATTATTTGGTGTTCATACGGACCAAGATGCTGGCCAACCTCAGATCCCCACAGATGACCTTCCGTGGGCAACACCTCTTATATATAACCAGATTCCTCCTTTAGGGTCTAAAGTTAATGTATTGAAGGATGATGAGACCTATTATTATTTTTGTCCGTTTCCTACAGTACATATGAATGATTCTGATTATCAGAACGGTGTAGTACTGATGAACCAAGAGAACTTGGGCCAAAGTGTTCAAGGAGGTAAAGCTATCAATACTAAGAACGGTCAGCACATCGTTGTCATGTATACTGATAGTAAAGGGTTTCAAATCGAACTCAAAACAGAAACAGGCTCTAATCAGATAACTATATCGCCTGACAATAATATTACTATCCAGAATGCTAAAGGGAACGGCATGACAATAGATATGGGAGAAGATAAGATTACTTTGAAAGCTAATACTATAGACCTTGATTGCAAGAAGCTCAAGATAGGTTCTAAAGGCAATAAAAAAGTAGTCACATCAGATTTCATACAAATGTTCAATACTCACACGCATTCATGCCCTGGAGGAACTACAGCAACGCCTACAGTGCAAGTTAAAGGAAACACAACAAAAAATATAGATATAACTGAGTGATACTCAAATGATTACAGCGTCTACGTCAAAACAATTTATATTTAGGGTGCCCCAAGGATTTGTGCCTGCTGAGGTAGAGAGCAAGTATTACCCTTATCTGTCTCAGAGGATGTGCATATATCCTAATCTGACAGAATATCTTAATGCTCATTTACAAAAGGTTGCATTAGTTCCGGTTACGTCGCGAAGCAATATCAAGCAGCAAGATCAGAGACATCCTCATGGACGCACATTTAGAGACCCTAATCATCCTGCAGTATTCACACAAGGTGAAGTCAATGTAACATTCAAACTAGATAGCTCGTATATTATATGGGCTATCCTTAATGACATTATGATCTATTACAATACAGACTTTGACACTAAATTTGTGCCAATGTTTACTGTAATGCTGACAGATGCAGCTGGTGCTGCTGTAATTCGATTCGAATGCAAAGAATCCACGTTTAATGACGTATCAACTAATATTGTGATAGATTATACTACTAATGCAATAGAGACACGTAATATCGAATGTAAGTTCTATGTCAATAAGATAGAGCAAGATTTCATTTATAGCACACAGTCTGATGATAATATAACAGATCCACAGGAACGATACATTTCTTAATACAAAAGATGCTGGGAAAATATAGACATAAAGATTTTCTTGCCAACGGCACAAGAGAGAATGATTCATGTGTAGCACTTAAAGGTGGCTTGAATGAACATCGATTAGGGTCTGAAAAGACAGGATATAGTCGATTAGATGATCCTTTTATTCCATTTGTTACTGTAGATGTAGACTTTACTTATTCTCCATTCTTTGGCGACATGCAGAAAATCATGCAGTTACCTCCTAGAGATTATTCGTCATACCTAGAATCTGAGCTAGCATATAAATATAAAAATACTATTGATGATTCTATAAATAATGGAATAGATCTGCAACCATGTCCGTATAATATAGATATGAATTATCTTGTGCCATGCGTCAATGGATGCATATTAACGGCAGCTGAATGGTTATATATGAAACTATGCGGGGTTCCTTCCATAGACACATATGTAGAAACATCTGATCTGAATGCTCCACCAGTAGAAGCTGACTCTGATGAATATGATGCAGAGATAGCATTCTATAATGATATGATCAATACAAAGCTGCAAGAATTAGCTGGGTCAAGTAATCCGTGGGAAGCAGAGATTCTGAGAAATGAAATAGCAGATTTAGAAGACGCTAGAAATCAAGCCATTAATAATCAACGGGTTGTAGCAGATAGCAAGATAA